GCCATCTTGTCGGTTGCTGCCGTCGTATCATCGCTCATGCCACTCCAAAGCCGCTTCCACCAGGAGGAGATGGAGTTCCAGTTGCGGTAAAGCAGAAAGCCAGCCGCGGAGATGAGGGCAATGCCCGTAACGATCCAGCCGATGGGGGTGGACTCGATCGCCAGGGCCAGGCCGAAGAAGGCCTTGGAAAGGGCTGGGATCGCCGTGGCGGTCATCACCGCCATTCGGAGCAGCAGTCCGGTTGAAAGGCTAACCAAGCCGGCAAAGCCCGCGGCCACGGCCGTAAGTGCCGAGCCCGCCAGGTTAATCAGCAGTGCACCGCTGAGCAGCAGCGTCACCCCAGTGAGGGCGCCGAAAGCTCCTGCGGCCGCGTCGGGGTTATCGCCAGCCCAGCGCGCGACCTCCTCCAGCATGCCGGCCACGGCTATCATCGCGGGCGTGAGGGTGGTAAGAAGAACAACCCCGACGCGCTCCGCCTGGTTCAAGAAGGCGTTCCAAACCCGCTGGCGCTCCTGCGCCGCCGCAATATCGGCCGCGTGCGCCTTGGCGAGCTCGCGCTGACTGTCGATGAGCTTGCGAATGGCCGGCGGTCCCTGCAGCAGCAGGTTTATCATTCCCGGCGAGATGCCCATGTTGGTGAGGAAGGCGGTGGCGCGCTCGGGTGGCAGGCCCTGGACGCGCTCGGCGAGCTCCAGCAGCAGCTCGTTGACCGGCTTCATCTTGCCGGTAGCGTCCGACATGCTCAAGCCCAAGGCACGGAACCACGGCACCAGCGTGGAATCGCCAGTGAGAGAGAACTGCTGAAACTGTTGGACGAGGTTGCTGAAGGTGGAGTCAATATCACGAGCATCCACGCCCATCAGCTTGCCGGCGGCGCGCCACGAGGCAATCTCCTCGGCGCTTTGGCCTACCGTCTTGGCGAAACGGCCTAGCGCCGCATCGCTGGTGGTCATATCACTGAGAAAGTCCTTGACCCCGCGTCCCGCGGTAAAGGCGGCAAAGAGGGCCAGCACGTTGTTTCTCAACCGCGTGATATATTGTTCGGCCGACTTGGCCGACTTCTCGATGTCCTTGCCGGTTTTTTCAGCGCTCTCGCGGGTCTGGTTGAAGGTCTGCTGGACCTTCTTGCGGCCAGCCTCCAGGCCGTTCGCGTCAAATCCCAGCTCAACGACGAGAGCGTCGATGATCGTCGGCACTATTGCTGCTCCGCCAGCTTACGCGCGGCGTGGTCGTTATGAGCATTCACCGCGGCAATTTCCAGCAGGTCATACAAATCCTTTACTCCCAGCACCGTGGAAAGATCGGCCCATGTCGCTAACCGCGCGGTGACAACCGCCGCGAGTGCCGGCGAGATGTTCGCGGTTTTAATGAAGGACCCTCTGCGGCCTGTGTTCCCGAGCTCGAGTCCGTCGAGGGGAGCCCGGGAAACGAAAAACCCGTGTGCAGCGTCCAAACCTCCGCGCGAAGCATCATGCGCGTGCGAATTTCCTCAGTATCATCTTTGACCAGCGGTCGGACTACACTGAGGTTTTTCGGATCGGGCAAGCGCTCGATGCAGAGGAACATCTCGTCCATCAGCAGCTTGACCTCGGCGAACTGCAGCTTGCCGAGGGCCTCCAGGCCGGCGCTGGCAATACCCGCCATGCCAGTGGCACCCTCGGGCAGCTCCACGCCGGCCTTGGTGAGGGCCATCAGGGCACGCATGCCCCACTCCTCACCCTTGTCCGCCTCCATCTCGGTAATGCGGAACATCTTGCCCTGGTCACGACCAGGCGTGCTGATCGTGACGTCCTTTATTCTACGCGCCATGCGTTCTCTCCTCCGATGGCTATGTGAAAACTAAAGCTACACGGGTGCGGGGCTCATCAGGTTCCAGAGGATGCCGTACTTGCGCGGCTGAATGAGCTTCTTGGTCGCCGGAATCGGCGTATAGCTCTGCAGCACCCCCCTGGTCAAATTCCACTTCTGACCCAATGCCCGCAGCACCACGACGGCATTGCCGAAATAAACGTCGGCCTGCGACTCCTGGATGGAATACCAGTTGTCGAAGATGGCATTCGACGGCGAGTCCGCCTGCAGCGAGATATTCATCGTCTTGGGCACATAGACGAATCCGGCGGACATGTAGCCATCGGTACCCATAAGGGTCTCGACGTTCTGAATGGCCTCGGTTTCGAAAATGTCGTCAGCGGCAAAGCCCTGGAGTTGCTGCGGCTGATCGTAGAGCCCAGCAATCTGGAGCTGAATAACGGCGGTTGCGCCGGTCAAGGATGACATGGATTAAATCCTCTCGCGTTGGAAACTATTGAACTTCGATGGAGTCAAGCACGATCTTCTGGACCGAGCCGCCGTCTGCGTACCACAGGGTGCAGGGGGGAGAGCCGCGGTTGGCGCGCACAACCGGGCTTGCGTCCTTCACCTGCAGGTACCAGCCGCGGGTCTGCACGATGTTCGCGATGTCGGCGCCGGCGGCCAGGTTGATCTGCTCGATCTGCGAGGCCGAGAGCGTAACGCCGGCGCGAATGGCGCCGAAGTTGAGCGCGGCGTTGATCGGGTCCATGCAGAAGGCCTCGATGAGGGCATACCCCGACGAGTTGTACGGAATGGACTTGGCATTGGTCATGCCGAGCAGAATGCTGTTCTGCAGCTCGCTGTTCAGCCAAATCTGATTGATATAGCTGTCCAGCCAGGCAAACTGCCCAGACACCGAGCCGTTGTAGAGCAGGTTGAAGTTTTCCGAGCGCGTCGCGTAGGCGCCATAATAGTTGTAGCCGTTCGCCAGCAGGTTGTTGGCCACGAGCTGGTTGGTGACGTCGGGCGTCAAGCCTTCCTGCCGCCGGTAAGCGAAGGTGATGCGGCCGTTGGTGCGCGTGAAGTCAATCGAGGCCGCGGTGCCGCAGGTGAAGGCGGCCTTGGTGAAGTCCGGACCCCAAAGCAGAGTGGTACCGGAGATGTCGGCCGCTTCAATCAGCGCGCCCAAGCTCGTGGGCGCGGAGCTGGAGTTGGCCGGCGCCACGTCAGAGTCCCAGCAAACGAAGGCGAACATCTGGTTCTGATTGCTGTTCCATTGCGCGAAGGCCAGCTTGTTGGTATTCGCGCCACCGGTGTCGGGATCGAAGGTCAGCGCGAAGGTCGCCCAGTTCTGGCTGAGGTTGTCCACGATGTTATCCATGAACGTTCCCGGCACCGCCGCGATCGCGCCCTGGCTCAGCACCGCACCGGTCGCCGAGGTGAGCAGCAGCGCCGTGGCCGCGGTGCCCGAGCCAAAGGTGATGGTGGAAGCTGCACCCGTTGTGGAGCTCGTGAAGACAAAGGCGCCAATCACACTGTCCCAGCTGACGACAAAGTTCGGCGTGGTGAAGGCCGCCTGGATCAAGGTCGCCGCATTGGACGGGCTCGTGGCCGCGGCCAGGTTGATCGCCGAGGAAGTTTTCAGCGTGCCATCCGTGGTGATGGCGATCGTGCCCGAGGTAACGGCCTTGATTTGAGCAAGCGTCAGGCCCGAGCCGCCGCGCATGAAGGCGGCAACGCTGGCGGTGTTGAACTGTGTGAACAGAATGGCCTCGGGAGAGACCGAGCGGCCCACAAAGCCCGAGAAGTAGATGCTGGCAAAGCTGTCCTCGTTGGACCCGGAGCCAAAATAGCTGCGGACGCTTTCAGCATCGGGGAATGACTCCACGGTGCCCATGGGCACGCGCGCGCTATTGGTAAGCACCAGAGCGATGATGTCCAGCGATTCACCGCCGGCGCTCAAGACGTTGGGATTGACCTGGACCAGCTCGCTGGCCGGAATGCTGTTGGCAAGGCTCATTATTTACTCCTCACGGGGGATAGGTGGCATCGACGTTTATGAGACCGACCGCTACCTGGTCGGCGAATTGCTGCGGCGCCGTCACCGTAGCGTTGACTTGAAGCAGGGCTTCAAAAACCCAACGGTTTTCCACCTGGGTCTGGTCGTTGTTGAACGGCAGCTGCCGCGGGTCGGTAGCGTAAAGCGGCAGCACGTTTGGGTTGGCACTCAGAAAATAGCTGTAGGCCTGCTCGTCCCAGAGCATGGTAGATATGATCTGAGCCAGGTCGGCGCTGTCCTCGCCATGCACGTCCAGCTGCACCGAAAACTTCGTGGGCTGGAGCGCGCCCTGCTGGCCGCAGGCAAACTTGGTACCCTCCACCGGGCTCTGCCCGATCACAAAGACGCCCACCTGCGAGCTCGCCGCAATGTCGGGCGCGTCGGTGAGCTGGTAGGTGCCAATGCCGCCCGGTGTACCCGTAAGCTGGCTCAAGATGGTTACGGGCGCGGTGAACGAGGGTGAGAAAATCTGCGCCGGTGGAATGATGGTACCGATCGCCACCGCCGTCACCGTCAGCACATCATTCAAGATAGAGCCGGCGAAGGCACAATCCAAAAAATGGTTTCGGTTTGTGGAGAGCCGCTCGCGATTGCGTGGGGTCATCAGCACGAAGTTATCGGCCATGACCTCCGGAATGCGATTGCCCTGAGCCTGCAGCACGTTCACCTGCGGGCCCACAATCTGATCCAGGTACCCCTTCAATACGGTTAGGGTTTCCTCCTGGGTGGGTGAAACAATCAGCGCCATCTATCGATAATAGAGGACGTTGATCTTGGCGCTGGCCGTCTGCTCGATAAAGCGAATGGCGCTCAGCGTGCCATTGTAGACGAACGGCTGGCCGCTGCCGGTCACCGCCAGCGGCGCGCCCACGGCCGCGGTCGGCGCGGTGCCATCGTCGCGATAGCGCACGGCCTGGGTCTCGACGTAAATCACCGCCTGCGTGGCGCCGGCCGGCACCGTCAGCGCCGTAGAGGCGCTGAGCGAGGTAATCTGCTGATAGCCGAGCGGTACCTGCTGTATCCACCCATCGGCCTGAGCCTTGTTCTCCATGAAGTCTGCCGTGAGGCAAACCAGGACCAAGGCAAACAGCGTACCCA